TACGCCAAGGGTCAAGCCAAAAAAGATTTTTCAGGTTTCGTGGTAGGCTAATATGAGAGAATCGATTGCAGAGCTAATACAGGCCATTATAGGCCTGTTTTTGTTATACGGTGCAACGCTTTTGATTTTTAACTTTTGAAGAGGTCTACATATATATGTCAATAAATCACCCGAACCGGGGGCGCAATCGCGGGGCCGCCGGTATAACCCCTACCGCCGAAGAAGTTAAGGCGGCAAGGGGTACAATGACACAAGATCAAGCCGCAGCATTAATCTACACGTCAGGGCGTCGCTGGCGATCATATGAGTCTGGCGAGTCTAGAATGCACCCGGCGGCCTATGAGCTATTCAATTTAAAAAATGGTAAATTATTATGATGGCCTTATCAGTAAGGCAACCTTGGGCGCTGGCCATAGTTGACGGCGTCAAGACAATCGAGGTTCGATCATGGGCCACAGAATACCGTGGCGAGCTTTTAATATGCGCGTCAGCGTCGCCTAAAAATGAGTTCTGGTCAGATGAGAATTTTGACCCGCCCATTGTGCGATTGCTGCACGCCGGGTGTGTGCTAGGCAGCGTAAACCTCGTTGATGTGCGCCCTATGGTCAAGGCTGACGAATACGAAGGCGGCGCATTCTGCGAGTATTTCAAGGGCGCCTATGCATGGGTGCTAGAGGCAACCGGCAAGCAATACCGGCCAGATCGCGTTATAGGCAAGCTTAAACTGTTTGACGTGCCAGACGAAAGCTTGATTTTACTTGCGCCAGGCGACCGGTTTTATAATTATCTAGCGCCACAAGGTGATATAAAATTGACAAAAAGATGTAACGTGACTTAAAATCAGGACGCCGAACGTTCGGCATCTTCGAGGAGTATTATCATGAATGCACGTCAAATAGGCGCACGCGCCCGTAATGTGACCCGTGCACAGGCCAGCAATTTGGCCCGTTCGCGTGGTTTCGGTGGATCAGGCGGCTAGTTCTTGCCCGGTCTGTTCGATGCAGTAAAGGCGGCTTCACTCCTCACAAGGGAAGTGATAGTCGCCTTTTCTGCGGGCAAGGATTCATGCGTAACGCTTGACCTATGCGCCCGACACTTCAAAACCGTCAGGGCGTATTTCCTGTATCAGGTGCCAGATTTGAGTTTTCAGGAAGCGGCGCTACGGTTCGCAGAGAAAAGGTACGGCATCGAGATAATGCGATTGCCACACTTCGAGGTAGCAGACTTCCTCAAGTATGGAGCATTCTGCAAACAAGATGCGAACGTGCGCCGCGTGAAGCCGCTTGAGATGTATAACTACGTCAGAGAGCAAACAGGAATACACTGGATCGCCGCCGGTGAGCGCATTGCGGATAGCATCATACGCCGCGCAATGATAAAACAATCCAGTGCCATAGACGCAAAGCGCGGCAGATTCTACCCAGTAGCTGAATGGAAGAAGGCCGACATCGTGCGCTATATCGAGCATCACAAGCTCAAGGTATCGCCAGAGGCCCGCCTGTTAGGGCACAGCTTCAGATCGCTAATGCCGGAAGACATGGCGAAGATTAAAGAACACTATCCGGCAGACTTTGACAAGATATGCCGAATATATCCATTTGCCGAAGCGTCGGCGCTTAAATTCGAGATGACACAATGACCGTATCAAAGCACCAGAAGTTCACAATGGAGCGCGTGTTACGCAGCTCTATCAAGCCGCATCCAAAAAACCCCAGAGTTATCACCGACAGCGCGAAGAAGAAGCTGAAGGACAAAATGTCCGAGGTCGGGTTACTCCAACCGCTTATCATCAACAAGACAACCGGATACCTGCTGGGCGGACACCAGCGCCTTGCATCAATGGATGCGCTAGAGAAGTACAAGGAAGGCAAGAACGACTATCAACTGGATGTGGCGATAGTTGAGCTTTCCGAGCAGGAAGAGTCGGCCATGCTGGTATTCCTCAACAATGCCAGCGCAGCCGGTTCATGGAACACCGACCTGTTGGCCGAGTTGAACCTTGACATGGGCACGTCCTTTGACGCGATGGGCTTCGACAAACTGGACGTTGACCTTCTATTCGACGGTGACAGCCGGTTCGAGACTGAATTATTCACAGACACCGCCGAGGTGGGCGAGATCAAGTCAGGACTGGAAGAAGTGAAGGAAGCCAGGGCAGCATCAAAGGAGAAAATGGCCGAAGCCGCAGAAGCCGAGCATTACTTTGTTGTGGTATGCAGGGACGGAACAGAGAAGAACGATATACTCACACGCATGAAGATTCCAACATACGAGCGCTATGTAAGTTCAGAACGGTTATTATCAGTATTGAGATAATATGGATGAGGCAGATCTAGGCAACGAGCAGATGGAGAAAGATTTAAATGCCGCGTTGCGAGCAGCCAGAAAGTCGCTGCGCGTTGGAGTGCCCGGTGACTGCGAACTGTGCGGGGAGTGGAGCGGACGTTTAATCGACGGATGCTGCGCTCCGTGTCGAGATAAGTATCACCTCAAATAAAAAATGGCAGCTAACCCAATTGATCCAGCAATCGCCGATGCGATTGTACGAGACTGGCGAATAGGAAAATTGAGCATCAGAGAGCTGGCGGAAAAGCATGGCGTGAGCCGTGGCAAAACAGGCGAATTATGCAAAGGAATGCCCAAGGATGCCGCTGTCATCGTGGACGTTGGCGTTCAATACAGGCAGGCCTTGGCAGAGCATGATGGACGCATGGTGGACGCTATAGAAAAGGAAGTAGAAGAACAAACAAAACATATCCAATTCTTCAACAACGCCGCTCTTAAAAATGTATCGGTTGCCGTCAAGAAGATTGGGGAAAACACAACCCAAGCCGAGCATAGGATGTGCGCGGATACCATCCGAATAGGTCGTGAAACGGTATTGGGTAGAACGCCTGACACCATAATCCACAACTCCAACGCCCAGCAGAATAACAAAGCCGAGCCGATCTACATGACGCTGGCGCTCCCGCGTGGAGATTGATTTTACCCAGCCGCAGCTTGATTTTATCAGTAGTGAATCGCAGCACCCGGCGATTGTGGGCGGACTTGGTTCAGGTAAGAGCAAGGCAGGGACATTCAGGCTGATTAGGCAGTTGCTGGCCGACCCTGGTGTGAATGGTGCATATTACATGCCGACCTATGACCTCATTAATCTGCGTGCCATGCCTGGCGTGGAGGCCGACCTTGAAGAGCTTGGGCGAAGCTATAAGACAAACAGAAGCAGCTACTCCATCGAGATATTCGGTTTCGGTACGATCATATTCCGTAGTTATGATAGGCCAGAGCGCATCATAGCCTATGAGGTGGCGCACTCTATCTGCGACGAGTTGGACACATTGCCAAAAGACAAGGCCGCGCTTGTATGGCGCAAGATTAGTGAAAGAAACAGGCAGAAGTGTATAGGACAGAACACCATCGGGCTAGTGACTACGCCGGATCAGGGCGTAAGCGGGTTTGTGTATGAGAAATGGGTAAAAAAGCAGCAGCCGGGCTATGTATTGTACAAAGCCAGCACCTACTCAAACCCATACCTCCCAGCGAATTACGCCGATCAGATCAGGGCAAACTATGATCCGGTAATGGCGGAACTATACCTCAATGGCGAATTCGTCAGCTTAAACCAAAATAAGGTTTATCACTTTTTCAGTCGAGCAAGGCATCACATTAGCCGGGCTATCGTGAGTAGCGATACCGTCCTGCACATCGGGCTGGACTTCAATATCGGCGGATGCTGCGCTGTCGTTTTCGTGACAGACAACAATAATCCCATTGCAGTAGATGAGTTTATAAGCTACGATACGAGAGACTTTATCAATAATCTGACACGCTACACGGGCAAAAAGGTTATCATTTACCCTGATGCGAGCGGGAAAAGTGGGCATACGAACGCGGCAGAATCCGATATCAGTATGATTATTCAGGCTGGGTATCAGGTGAATTGCCATTCCACGAATCCGGCAATCAGGGATCGAATTAACGCTGTCAATGGCCTGCTGGCGCATGATCGGCTAAAGGTGAATACGGACAAATGCCCTAACCTTACAAATGCTCTTGAGACTCAGGGATATGATGTGAGGGGCGATCCAGAGAAGTGGAATGATCACCCGGCGATTGACGATTGGGCTGATTCGTCCGGCTACCATTTGGCATACACTTACCCTGTTCGCACAGGGATGACGCAAATAAGAATGGGTGGCACATAGAATTCATGCTAGGTTCTAGCCAGTTCGGCCATGAGGCAAAAACCGATATTCTCCAGCTATTCGATCCGGCGAGTAGATTAATGGCAAACCGGCCCAATTCGGAGGTTTAATGTCATCAGAAAAAGGCGTATCACAATGTCACCCGTCGTACGATGCCAGCGCGGCAAAGTGGAAACGCTGCCGGGATTCTGCTGCCGGTGAGAGCGCAATTCACGCGGGTGCGGCAACTTACCTCCCCGAATTAGCAGACGAGAAAGACAAAGATTATAAAGCCCGATTAGCCCGCACTTCTTTTTTCAATGCCACCTGGCGCACAATAGCCGGTATGCGCGGCATGATGATGCGTAAGCCTGCGGTCTTAGAGATTCAGTCGGGTGTTGATGCGTACATGGACGATGTGGACATGGCGGGAACGCCGCTCAATTCGTTCGTGCAGGATATTATTGTCGAATCTCTGACAGTCGGGCGCGTAGGAATTCTTGCAGACTACCCGCAGCAAAGCATAGATAGCTCTGTCACCGTCGCTCAGGCATCTTCTCTTGGCCTGCGACCATCACTTCAGAAATATCCTGCCGAATCTATCATCAATTGGAAAATGTCGAGGGTTGGCAATGCGTCGGTATTGTCGCTGGTGGTTCTGACCGAGCAAACTCCGCTACCCGGCAATGAATTCTCACACAATGCTGAGACCCGTTATCGTGTGCTTGACCTGTTCAATGGCGCATATCGGCAACGAGTTTACAGGATAGACGAGCGGGGGAATGACGAACAGGTGGGCGAGGATGTATTCCCGCTCATGAACAATTCGCCAATATCGTACATTCCGTTCATTTTCATCGGGGTTGATACTGTTGGACCGGACATTGAAGAACCACCACTGATTGATTTGATTGACATGAACATTCACCATTATCAAGTGACCGCAGACTATGAGCATGGGTGTCACTTCTCAGGATTGCCAACGCTATTCATCTCTGGATATCAACCTGACAACACCGCGCCCTCGATATACATCGGCGGACCCAATGCAAACTGCCTGCCAGACCCGCAAGCAAAAGCATACTTTGTTGAGATCGCGTCAGACTTTAACGCATTGAGAACTAATCTCGAGGACAAGAAAGCTCAAATGGCGGTGCTTGGCGCGAGAATGCTTGAGTCCCAGAAAGGAGCGGTCGAGGCCGCTGATACATTAGAGCAGCGCAGCAAAGGCGAGGAATCGCAGTTGGCTGTAATGGCACAGACCCTCTCGCTTGGCATGACGTGGATTCTCACCGTGTTTTCAGAGTGGGCGGGTGCGAAGGGTGATGTGAAGTATGAGTTACAACTGGACGCAGGATATTCGGCTGTCTCAGCACAGGAACTTACGGCGATCGTTGCTGCTTGGCAGTCGGGAGGTATCAGCGGAGAAGCGAAATTCAACTATCTACAGAAGCGTGACTTCTATCTTGAGGGCGATACTTACGAGATTGAAGAAGCGCGCACTGGCGATGCTGGAATGAATTTAGTGCCGAGTGCTGTGGCTGCTGTAATGCCTCAATAGTACAAGTCTAAATGCAAGACGCATCTATCCGTTTTCAACTAGACCTGTTTAGGCTTGACGCATCAGCTCGCAAGACCATCCTGCCCATTTTAGATAGGATGGAGCGTGAGCTCTTGGGCCAGCTTGCCACCGCGAATCTGACCGCCTTCGGCAAGGCTAGGACAAATCAACTACTGAGCGAGGTGCGCGATACTGTTAAGCGCTATTACGCTGACGCGCAACAGGAATTGGCGGTTACTACCCAAGGCGTTTCAGAGATAGCGGCCAAGGCAGCACAGACCGCACTAGTCAGCACATCCGGCGGGGCTGTTCTTGGCGCGTCGCTTCCTACTGAGACTATGCTTGCCAGCATTGCTGGCAATTCAATGATCCAGGGCGCGGTCCAGAAAGATTGGTGGACACGTCAAGCGGCAGATACCACATGGAGATTCGGCACCGCGGTCCGGCAGGGAATGACAGCCGGTGAGACAAATTCCCAGATCATCACCCGCGTCCGTTCGGCAATTGAGATAAGCAGGGCAAATGCTGCGGCGCTGGTTCAAACATCGGTGGCTACGGTGGCGAACAATGCCAGAATGGAAACATTCAAGGCGAATGAGGATGTGATAAAGCGTTATCGTTTTATAACGGCACTGGATCAAATTGTTTGTCCGATTTGCGCTGCTGCTGCTGACAAGACTTGGAAGCCTGACGATGACAGGATGCCGAATCCTCCGCTCCACTATAATTGCCGTTGCTTATTAGTGCCCGAGGTATTTGATGGGCCGCAGGGCGGCACGCGTGCGAGCGAGGACGGGCAAGTCCCAGCGTCCACCACATTCAAGCAATTCCTAGACCGGCAATCCCCGGCATGGCAAAATGAAACCTTGGGCAAGGGCAGGGCGGAAATGTATCGTGACGGGAAGATCACTCTGAAGAATTTGGTATCAGGTGATGGTAGGGAACTTAGTCTCGCAGAATTGAAAAAGAAGTACGAATAAATAATTGACAATAATTTGATAAACGTGATATACGTTATCTGCATCTTTTAATTTTCCTTGAGGGATAAGAATGTTTGATACGCCAGAGGCGAAAGCAGCACTTGCAACAGCAATAGAGGAAGCAACCAGCGGGCTCAAAGCAAAGAACACTGAACTGCTGGCGGAATTGAAGAAGGCAAGGAAAAGCGCTGAGATCACGCCCGAGCAGTTGAGCGAGGTCGAAGCTGAGAGGGATAAGTTGCAAGGTGAATTGCAAGCCGCGAACAAGGCCACAAAGGATGCTGTCAAGGTTGCAGAGGCTGCGACCAAGGCACTTGGACAGGAAACAGGGTTCACTCAAAAGCTGCTGATCGATAATGGATTAGTAGGCGAGCTGACAAAGAACGGCGTGACGAATGCCGCTCACCTGAAGGCCGCTCAAGCGATGTTACGGGCTGGCGTGCAGATTATGGTAGACGGTGAAAGCCGAGTTGCAAAGTTCGGTGAAAAGTCTCTCAGTGATTACGTCAAGGAGTGGGCGGGCAGTGACGAAGGAAAGCATTTTGTCGCGGCACCAGTAAACTCAGGTGGCGGCGCAGGTGGCGGCGGCGGGGCACCAAAGGGCAAGACGATGACCCGTAAAGAATTTGATTCAAAGACAGCGGCGGGAGATGGATCCCTTGCCGTCTTCTTCAAAGAAGGTGGCGCGCTGGTGGAATAGTAATATGAATTAGCTGTGGCAGAGCCATGGTGTCCGTTCGGTTGAGCCGAGGGAAATAAACTTTTTTCTTAACTCAACTTAAAGGAACCATCATGGCTAATACCATAACAAACCTAGTACCAGACCTGTATTCAGCACTTGACGTTGTATCTCGCGAAATGGTTGGATTCATTCCAGCAGTTACTCGCGACTCTACCGCTGGTCGTGCAGCACTCAATCAAACCGTTCGCTCTTTTGTCGCACCTGCTTCAACCGCTGGCAACATCACTCCGGGTGTTACACCTCCCGATGATGGCGATCAGACCATCGGCAATGTCTCGCTGAGCATCACCAAGGCGCGTCGTGTTCCGATTCGTTGGAACGGCGAAGAAACCCTTGGACTCAACAGTGGTGGCCCTGGATCAGCAGCAATTCGTGTTAACCAGATTGCTCAGGCAATGCGCACGCTGGTCAATGAGATTGAAGTCGATCTAGCCAATCTTCATGTTGCAGCTTCACGTGCTTACGGCACTGCGACCACTGACCCTTTCGCAACCAACCTCGCTGATCCTGCTCAACTGCGCAAGATTCTTGTAGACAACGGCAACGGCGGGACTGATATGCAATTGGTTATCAGCACCAGCGCGGGCGCGGCAATGCGCACACTTGCTCAATTGACCAAGGCGAACGAGGCTGCTGATA